GGGTTCCGCGCAGGCCCGCTCTGTCCGCGTGAACGTTAACTTTCTAAAAAACCACTGAAATATGGCCCAAAATCGCAAAAAGCAGAAGCCGGCACCCGATCCGAAACGGCCGGTTGGGCGTCCCCGGATGCCAGTCCCGGGACTGCCCATCTACGATTCCATCGCATCCTGCGCCAACGCGGTCGGGATCCCGGTCCCCGTTTTGCGGAAAGCCAAGAAATCCGGATGCCCTGCGTTCCGATCCAACCGCGTCCACCTTGGCGAACTCCTCCCATGGCTATTCGCCCAGGGCGACGACGCCGCGGTGGGCAACTGGGCGGACGCGCTCGTCGAAGCGAAGGCGAAGCGTGAGCGCCTAAAGCTGGAGCGCGAGAAGGGCGAGGTCATCGGCCGCGACCTCGTGAAGTCCGCCGTGCAGACCGGGGTCGCCGCTGTGTTCGCGGGGCTCGACAAGCGTTTCGTGAACCAACTGCCGCCGGTGTTGAAGGGTCTCGACGAACTCGCCATCCGCGACCGAGTCCGGTCTGAGATCGAGCGGTTGAAGGGGGACCTCGTGCGGGAGTTTGCTGCGATCGAGAACATCAAGGAGGACGTCGATGAGTAGCGCCCGCTGGCTGGCCGACTGTTTCCGCAGCGGCATCCCCCCTGCTCCGGTCACCTCCGTGTGCGACTGGGCGCGGGAGAACGTTCAACTGGTCGGGTCCGCCCGCAGCGCAGCCTATGACCCAGACATCACCCCGTGGACCCGGGACGTGATCGAGACGGCCGGCGACGGGGTGACCCAAATCTGCACCTTTGTGAAGCCGGTCCAGTCCGGCGGGTCCGTGGCCGGGGAGATCGCGCTCTGCTACCTGATCGCGACGAGCCCCGGCGGGGACGCTCAATACAACTGGACGAACTCGGAGAAGGCGCTGGAGCGATGGGACAAGCGGATCGAGAAGATCCTGCTGGCCTCTCCGGCTGTCCGCGCCCGCTGGCCTGCCGACCGGCACAAGGCGAAGCGTGGCATGGTGATCATGCCACACATGAACCTGACGGTTCAGGGTGTGTTCAGCGCCGACAACCTCGACAGCGACTCCATCCGGATCCAGATCAACGAGGAGATCCACGCGTGGGAGGCTGGTCGGTTGGCAAAGGCGTACAACCGCAGCACCGCGTTCTGGAACGCCTACGCGCTCAACATCAGCAACGCGGGCACCAAGGGCGACCAGCTCCACAAAGCGTTCCTCTCAGGCACGCAGGAGCATTGGGAAACCCGCTGCCCGGGGTGCGGGGTGTTCCACGCCATGACGATCAGGCCTGAAGACGGCGCCCCGGGTGGCCTGCGGTACGACGCCGATGGATGCAGGCGCGATGATGGGACCTACGATTACAACCGACTGGCCTCGACGGTGCGGTATGAATTCCCATGCTGCGGGTACGTGGTCCGCGACACCCCGAGCGAACGCCGCGCCCTGTCCATGTCGAGCCGCTACAGCCCGCCCCGGAACGCCGGGGCACTGAGGGCGCACCGCTCGTTCACGTTCGAGGCCGTCAGCGTCGACTACATCCCGTTCCTGAAGCTGATCCAGGAGAAGCACGACGCCTTGCGCGCCATGAAAGGCGGGGACCCGATCCCGTGGATGCGTTACCTCCAGGAGCGCGAGTCGAAGTTCTGGGACGAGTCTGAGCACCGCGGGTCCTCTCGCCCGATCGTCATTTCCCCGGAGGTGGTGAAATCCCGCGATGGCATGGCCGACCGGATGATGCGCGTCGCCACCGTGGACAAGCAACGGGGCGTCGCGGAGGACGGCGAGCTCCCGCATTACTGGGCGCTGATCGTCGACTGGGGCCGCGATGGAAGTTCGTTGGTGGTGTGGGAAGGGAAGATCCTGACGGACTCCGACCTCCTCGCCATTCTGGAGGAGCACAAGGTTTACCCGTGGCTGACCTACGTGGACTCAGGCGACGACACCATCGAGGTCTACAAGTTGTGTGCGCGGCACGGGTTCAACGCGCTGAAGGGTGACCGCGTCAGCACGTTCTTCAATCCGCAAAAGAAGCGACGCCTGCCGTACACCGACGAAAAAGCGCTCTGGGAGATGATGCCAACGGCGCGCCCAGCATACCCCCGGGTGCGCCTTGCGGGCGGGCAGTTCGGGAACCATCCACAGGAACCCCTGTTCATCCGGTACAGCAAGCACGGTGTCCGCGAGATCCTGTTCCACCTCCAGAATTCGAACAGGCCACCGACGATCCCGAAAGACGTCGGGGAGGATTTCCGGAAACACATGCAGGCCGAGGAGCGCGTCATGAAGGCGAACCCTGACGGAGCCATGCTCCCGCATTGGAAGTGTCCGCCGAAACGCCGCAACGACCTTTTCGTCTGCCTCTGCTACCAGGCAATGGTCGCCCATATGGCCGGCCTGATTGGAGCCGTCGACATAACCCCGAGTGCTGAAGAATCTCATGAGTGAACCGCTGTTGAACCCCAAGGAACTCGCCGCGCTTCTGCGGAAGTCCCGGTCCTATATCTTCGCCATGAAGGCCCGCGGCTTCATCATGCCGGGAGGCACCGCGACACTCACGGAGGCCCGGGTGTGGCTGTCCAGAAACCCGCCTCCACGCTCAAAAAATGAGGGCGTGAGACTCCGCGAGACTCTACGGAACACCGAGGCCATAGACACCGCGCACGAAAGCCGCAACGTGGCAACGTGTCCGTCCGCACCAACGACAAGCGCAACTTCCTGCGAGGCATCAAGTGGGATGCTGATGACGCACGGATCGCGCTGAAGGACGCTCTGAAGGCTGCCCTGCGTGGGCAGATTCAGGAGGTTGCCACGGGCAAGGTACTTGTCGGCACCCAGGCAAACGGCCAACAGGTTTCTTTCGCCCTCCCGTCTTCGTTCGACGCCCCGACCGCCATGCGCGTGGTGGGTGAACTTTACGACCTCTACGAGGTTTCCGTCTCCGCGCTGACCGCTGGCGCGTCCGACGCCCTGATCTTCACCGAGATGATGGACCGCCTCGTGGCCGTCCGGAGTTTCTCGACCGACCACAGCCTCCTCCGGTGCGCATGAACATCCTTGCCGCCATACGGAAGCTGATCGCGAAGCCACAGGCCATGTACGAGGCCGGGAAGCGCTGGGCCAACACCGGTCGCCGGTCAGTCATCCACGCACACCTTCGCGACGCCCGCCTCGACGCTGACCGCACGAGCCGCGAGGAGATCGCCCGCAAGGCCCGGTACTTCGAAGCCAACAACGCGATCGTCAACCGGCTGGCGGACCTGTTCGAGCAGTACACGGTCGGAGCGAACGGCCTGACGGTGATCCCGTCGTCATCGGACGAGACGTTCAACCAAGCCGCCGCCGCCGAGTTCTCCGCGTGGTGTGCCCGGTGCGACTTCAACGGGCAACTTTCGTTCCAGTCCATGCAGAGCCTTCTGGCCCGCGCATGGTTCATCGACGGCGAGGCGTTCGCGCTGAAGACCTCGAACATGGGAGCCCCGGCCGAACCCCGGCTCCAACTGATCGAGACGCACCGCGTTTCATCGCCGCACGATCCACGCAACACGCGGGTCCATGACGGTGTGGCGCTGGATGCCTTCGGTCGTCCGGTTGGGTTCTACGTGGACACCGCGATCCCGGGAGCCGTCAACGCCGTCCACGAACTGAAGGCGACCAAGGACCTCGTCCACATCTGGGAGCCTTCGCGCATCGGCCAGCTTCGCGGGCTGTCGTTCCTCTACCCTGTCCTGAACGACGTTCACGACCTCGACGACCTTGGAATTTACGAGATGGCCGCAGCGAAGACCGCCGCGGAAAAGACGACCATCATCAAGACCGAGTCCGGCGAGTTGACCCCGGGTCAGTTCGAAGAGATGACCCGGTCGAAGTTCACCGGTGAAGGCATCAATTCGCAGGGCGAGGCGACCACGGAGCAACGCCAGGAGTTTTACAGCAAGTCAATCCCAGGCCGCACGGTGGTCGCGTTCCACGGCGATTCCGTCGAGGAGTTCGTCAGCCAACGCCCGAGCGTGGCCGTGCAAAACTTCTGGGACCACATCATCGCGAAAATCTGCGTTGGCGTGGGCATGTCCAAGCTCCTCGTGTTCCCCCACTCCATGCAGGGCACGGTGGTTCGGGCCGACCTCGACGTCTGCGACGCGTGGTTCCGTTCCCGCTCCTCCGTGATGCAGGGGAAGGTGGTCGAGGTCTACCAGTGGTGGTTGCAATGGGCCGTCGAGAACGTCCGCACGCTGCGCACCCCGCCGCCCGATTTCCTCCGCTGCACCGTTCGCGCTCCGCGCTCCGTGAAGGTTGACGTCGGGTACGACTCCGCCGCCGTCATCGCGGAACTCAAGGCCGGCATCCGGACCATGGAGTCCATCTGTGCGCCGATGGGTGAGGACTGGCGGAACGTTATGCGCCAATCGGCCGCCGAGGCCGCTTTCGTCCAGCAACTCGCGTCTGACACTGGTGTCGCCCCCTACGAGATCGCCAGCAAGGCCTACGAGAGCGCAGCGCAACGCGCAGCGACACCCACCCAGCAACCTCGACAACTCGCCGCATGAGCAACGCCACCACAGTTTTCAACACCATCGCCCAGGGTCGTGGAGGCTCCGCGCCTGCTGGCCCTTGGTTCACGATTCAGGCATCCGCCGACGAGCACACCATCCTGATCCACCAACAGATCGGGACCGACTGGTGGACCGGAGACGGCATCGCCTCGAAGGATTTCGGCGTCGAACTCGGGAAGATCCCGGCCGGACGCAAGATCAAGGTCCGCGTGAACTCCGGAGGCGGAAGCGTCCACGATGGTCTGGCGATCTACAACATGTTGGCCGAACGCCGGAAGGACGTGACCGTCTACATCGACGGCGCTGCCGCCTCGATCGCGTCCGTCATCGCTTTGGCGGGTTCCAAGACCGTCATGCCGAAGGGTTCGCTGATGATGGTTCACAACCCTTGGTCTCGCGTGACCGGCGACGAGCACACCATGCGCAAGGCCGCTGACATGCTGCGCATTCACGGCGACGCCATCGCGAACGTCTACGTCGAGAGGACCAAGAAGCCCAAGGCGGAAATCCTCGCCCTGATGGACGCGGAAACGTGGATGACCGGGGAGACTGCGGTTTCCCTCGGGTTCGCCACCGACGCCACCGACGACGTCGTATCAAACTCAATCTCCCACGAAATCCTGAACGCGGCACCCGAGGCCGTCCGCGTCGCAGTGCTGAACGCCTCCCGTGCCCGGTCGGTTTCCGGGGTCAACGACAATCCCATCATGAATCGCGACCAACTGC